TGCAACGATGCAAAAGACGTCCACAATCCCGCGAGTGCAAGTCCGCACGACCGTACACTTGGTCGAGACGCGCGGTGCACTCGTCCTGCACTCTCAGCGCATTGCGATCTACCCGGAGAAGCGGGCGGCGTAAGTGAGCCATTCTTCATCTCACCATTTGTGGCGCTACGTTGGGCGCAGGGCAAGTATGCTCCCGATCATCCACGCCGCGTGGCTGTCACGCGAGCTTGCTCACTCATGACCAACTTGCTCAGGGGCACGTGATGGCGGCCGCAGGTTAAAGTAAGACTCGCTATAATCAACCTATGAGTATCCGCAGCGAAGAGTGGAATCCGATCATCGACGACATTCTAGCAGCAATTGCGACGACTCCTAAGTCGTTGAATTCAATATGTGACGAGAATGATCGTTTTCCAACCGCGAAGACCTTTTATCAATGGATGGAGTGCGATGACGCGCTGAGTGAGAGGTACGCGCGCGCGAAGAAAGCGCAACTACAGGTACTTGCTGATCAGATCGTAGATCTCTCGGATAATGATCGAATCTGTGAGAAGGTTACTATTAAGGCGGATGGCACACGCGAGGTGGTGATTCTCGATCAGGTTGAACGCACTAAGTTGCAGATCGATTCGCGGAAATGGCTGCTCGCCAAGTTGAACCCAAAGAAGTACGGAGATCGGTTAGAGGTTCAACAGACTGGCGATCCGCTGGGCGATCTGATCTCTGAATTCCGCCGCGAGTATGAGGCAATAGCCAAGCCGGACATATCCAATGCCACGACTTAACTTCGGCCCGCGCCTCAAGCGTTTCGCCTATCAGCCACTGGAACTCGATTCGCGCATCAACATTTTGGAAGGTAGTGTCAGGAGCGGAAAAACCTGGGCGCTGCATCCCAAGATACTGCAAGGATGCCGCTATAATGTGAATGGCTGGAAGGTACTCACAGGCGTCTCGAAGCAGACCATTTTCAATAACGTCCTGAATGACCTGTTCAACCTCGTCGGCCCCTCGAACTACACCTACAGCCACCAGTCCGGGCTCCTGCGCCTCTGCGATAGCTCCTGGCTGGTCATGGGGGCTAAAGACGAGGGCTCAGAGAAGTACGTTCGCGGGCTCACGGTAGGGCTGGCGATTGGGGATGAGCTTTCCCTAATGCCGCAAGAATTCTTTCAAATGCTGCTCACCCGCATGTCGCCCGATGGCGCCCGGCTCTACGGGACGACGAATCCAGGCACACCGCAACACTGGCTCAAGACTGAATTCCTGGAGAACGAGAAGCTGCGCAATATGGGGCTGCTCTGGTCGGGGCATTACACGATGGATGACAACCCCAACCTGAGCGCCGAATACATCGATGCGCAGAAGAACCTGTATACGGGCGTCTTCTACGAGCGCTACATCCTCGGTAAATGGGTGGTGGCGGAAGCGTCAATCTATCGGGATGTGCTGGGGCCGAATTGCCAGTACGATGACACAGGCCGGCCAGAAGCATTGCTCACGAGCCCAGCTGCGCATTACATCGGCGTCGATTACGGAACAGTCAATCCATGCGTATTCCTCGACATCTACGACGATGGAAAGACGCTCTGGCAGGACCGCGAATATTACTGGGATTCGCGCGCGCAACTGCGGCAGAAGACCGATTCTGAGTACGCAGACGATTTTGACGCCTTTGTGGGCTCAGAGCGGCGCGGCCTCGTGGTGATCGTTGACCCTAGTGCAGCGTCCTTCAAACTGGAGCTAGTGAAGCGCGGCTACCAGGTCAAGAACGGCGAGAACGAGGTTCTGGAGGGCATCAGGCGCGTATCTGTGGCGCTCAAGTCGGGCATGTATCGGATTCATGCGAAGAACTGCCCTAAGACAATTAAAGAGTTAGAGATATACAGTTGGAATGAAAAGGCGGCAAAGCGCGGAGAAGAGGAGCCGATCAAGGATAATGATCACACTGTAGACGTTGTGCGCATGGTGGTGAGCAAGGTTATTCCAAAGTGGCGGCTTGGTTAAGTGTACCTGCATCTGTATCCCTATCTGCACCCTAATGTAAACTTTCCTCATGGCCACGATCCAGCAAAAGATGAACGCAGCTAAGGCGCGTACCGCCGAACGGCTCAAGCTCCAATCGCCCTCGCAGGCGGCGGCGGCCAAAGATATGTACTCGAACCAGGCCGCGAACATCGGATTCGCCACCAGCAGCGCTGTCAATGCTGGCCGGCACATTCCATTTCGCATATCTCTCGACTATCAGCGCCTCGTGTTCATGTATCGCGGCTCCTGGATCATCCGGCAAGTGGTGGACGTGAAGCCGCAGGATCAACTCAAGGAATTCCCCAGCCTACTTACGGAAGTTGTCCGCGAAACAGGTACGCTGCAGAAGTACATCGAGGGCCGAAAATGGGGACGGCTCTTCGGCGGTGCGCTGGGCGTGATCATCCTCAAGGGCGACCATGATCTAGCAAAGCCCTTGAAAATAGAGGATGTGCAGCCGGGAAGCTATCGCGGCATGATTGTGGTGGATCGCTGGTCCGGCATGTCGCCTAGCTCGGAATTGATCACCGATCTCGACAATCCACAGGAGTACGGTCTACCTATCTGGTATGACATCTACACCGAGGCCAGCCAGACCTTTCGCGTGCACCATTCCCGCTGCCTGCGCTTTGTGGGGCGCGAGTTGCCGTTGTTTGAAAAGCAGATCGAGACATATTGGGGCCTGAGCGAGATCGAGGCGATCCTGGACGAGCTGAACCGGTACGACTTCGGAATGGCAGCGGTTGCGGATCTGATCAGTCGCGCCAATGTGCTGGTGATGAAGGAGCCCATGCTGGCCCAGATGCTCTCTGGCGTGAACATGACGCAGCAGCAGCTTTCGGATTACATCGCGCGCATGAGCGCGGTTTCAGAGACGATCAGCACAAATGGCATCCTGGCACTGGGAGAAGAGGGCGAATTGTTCTCTAACTCCTACAGTTTCAGCGGATTATCAGAAGTAATGAAAATGCAGATGACGGCGCTGTGCGGGGCAGCGGGATATCCATTCTCGCGCCTATTTGGGGATACGCAGACCGGCTTGGGCCAATCGAATGAGGGAGACCTGCAAAACTACTATGATTCAGCCGATCAGGAACGCAAGCAAAAGGATCGCCCGCTGATGGATAAGCTGATTCCTATCATTGCGATGTCCACCTGGGGCGAGGTTCCCGATGACCTGGACTATGCCTTCCCGCCCATCCGCACAATGAACAGCCGCGAAAAGGCGGAGCTGGCGAAGAATCAGAGCGAATCCATCGTTGGATACTTCAATGCGGGGATTCTTGGACGCCAGACCATCTTGCGCGAAATCAAGAGCGCGGCCAATGAAACGGGCCTGGGCACGAACGTAACCGATGAAATGATTGAAGCAGCCGATGATGACGTTCAAGTTCCGCTACAGATTGAGTCTGACGAGGCCCGCGCCGGTACAGAAGAGTTTGATGAAGGTAAGACGGGCGTGCAGTCGAAAAAGACGCAAGGCGGCAAGGATTCATGGTTTGAGCGGGCATGGAAGCGGATAGCGGGGACGCGAGATGCTGAATTTGTGGAGTCAGAGCATCCACGCGCAGACGATGGGCGCTTTGGGAATAAGGCGGGAACGCATTCGTCGAAGACCGAAAGCAAATCTGGGCATCTTGAAGCACACGAAAGCCGAGAATCATGGCCGGAGCATATCAAATCTCTAAAACTTCCCCCTGCATGGAAAGACGTGCGAGTGTCTTCCGATCCTCATGCCGACTTGCTTGCTATCGGAAAGGACGCAAAAGGCCGTGCGCAGTATGTATATTCAGATCGCTTCCAGAAATCACAGGCCGCTCTCAAGTTCTCGCGCATTCAATCTCTCCAGAAAGATAAGCCGCTGATTGAAGAGCAAATCGGAACCTTACGAAAGAGCAGAGAAGCGAAGATTTCAAATCATGCAGATTGCGCAAACCTCATTTTGAAGATGGGAATTCGTCCCGGCAGCGATACAGATACAAAATCCAAGTTGAAGGCGTATGGAGCAACTACGCTAGAAGGAAAACACGTAATCGAAGAGGATGGAAACACATATCTTCGATTCATCGGCAAGGATGGAGTATCTCTAAATCTCAAAGTTCCCGATAAAGAACTGGCGTCAAATCTGCGCAATAGAGCATTCAATGCGGGAGATAATGGGCGCATTTTTGAAGATGTGAGCGATTCGTCTTTGCGCGATTTCATTCACTCGGAACTGGATCATGGTGAGTATAAGACCAAAGACTTCAGAACGCTCCTCGCAAACGATCTCGCGGCTAACGAGATTTCCTCACTGCCTACTCCGAAGAGTGAGAAAGAATACAAAAAGGCCGTAATGGAAGTTGCAAAGCGGGTATCAACAAGGCTCGGCAACACTCCTACAATCGCACTGCAAAGCTACATCAACCCCGTTGTGTTTGGTGGATGGAGATCGGCATATGCTTCCTGATGTTCATTTTGGTAATCCTGAGTCAAAGCCAATTGATTGGCGAAAATACGATGATGATTCTGACGATGGCGACAATGACGAGGAATTGAAAGAGACACCTGCAAGCGTGATTGCTTTGCTTGGATTCGACCCGAAAGACGAATAGATGACAGCATTCCATCGACCCCAACGCATCGAGCAGGAATATCGCCGCGCCCTCAATGCTCTCATGGAAACATGGCTGCGCACCTTCCCGCACAATGCCGATCTGGAGAGCATCTTCGCATTCCTCGGAAACGGCGGCGTCGAGAAGGTCATGAAGGCGTCAGACTCCCTGGCCCGGCGCATGGTGACTCAGGTAGCTGTCCAGAACGCGCAGAGCTGGCGTGAGGCGGCTGCGAAGTCTTCCCAAGGCAAACGCATATACGACTTACTTCGGCGCGAAATGGCGGGGCCCGTGGGTGCGTCTATGCGGTCGCTGGTGAGTACACACGCCGCGCTAATACGCTCCATGCCACAAGACCTGGCGCAAACGCTGGCAAGCCAGATTGCAACCCGGCAAATGCGCGGGGAGCGGGCCGAGGTCATAGCAAAGGACATCCGCAGGCGCTTCCCTGAAATCACGCGCAGCCATATTGCCATGCTGGCACGAACGGAAGTAGCCAGCGCGGCCACCGGCATCACCGAAGCACGCGCAAAGAACCTCAGCCTGCCAGCGTATCTGTGGGATACCTCGCAAGATTCTCGCGTGCGCCCCAGCCATCGCCTCATGGAGGGCGTCATTTGTTTGTGGAGCGATCCGCCTGCACCTGAGCGGCTGGCCGGTATCAAGTCCACACTGGGGGCTTACCATGCAGGGAGATGTCCCAATGACCGCTGCGATCCATCTGTAATCGTTGATTTAGACGAGGTTAGCTGGCCCCACAAGGTGCATTATCGCGGGCGCATCGTGTCTATGACCCGCGCAAAGTTCCTCAAAATAGCCTCTTGACATGGGGGTACGCATAGGAATACAGTGGTGTTCAAATGAGACGAATCGGCGTACCCATCACCATCCGCGTAGACGATGCCACGCTGGAGATCGCTAAGAAGCGCGCCCTGGCACTTGGCAAGCCGCTGCGGTCGTTGCTCCGGGAGATCATCGAGGATGTGCTGAAAGAGGCGGAAAAGTAAGATGCCTACGCCGCTCTTGATCCTCTCCGATTCCCCCGCGTCCACATCTGGCCTGGGCCGCATCACCCGCGACCTAGCTCTCCGCATCCACGAGCACATGAGCGACGTGTTCAAAGTGGGCTGCTTGGGATGCGGTGGCAATCCGGCATCGCCTGCGCTTCCCTTCCCCGTCTACGAAATCCACGACATGAAGGAATGGGTAGTTACGGAATTGCCCGATTTTTGGAAGGCTTTTGCCGGGGATCAGCACGGTATCTTGCTGGTTATATGGGATGCTTCTAGGCTTTTGTGGCTGTCTCACCCGGATTCGTACTGCCATGACGTGAAGCTGTGGAAGTTCCTGATGAGCAAGCCTTTCGACCTTTGGACTTATTCGGCCATCGACGCGGAAGGCCCAAACGGAAAACTGTCGGTGCTGCTCAAGCACGTTCTTACTGGGTTTGATCGTGTTCTTGCGTATAGCGAATGGAGTGCGCGCATCCTGGAGCGCACGTTCGATGATGGCCGCACGGTTGAGGCTCTCCCGCACGGCATCGATACCGCAGTCTTTCGTCCGCGAGGGCGCGATAAAGCGCGGCGCAAGTTCGGCGAACTGGTCTGCGGCGGTGAGGCCGATGAACTAAGAATCGAGGACGGCAAGTTCCTTGTGGGGATAGTGGCCACCAACCAGGCGCGAAAGGATTACGGAACCGCCTTCGCCGCTCTTGCTGAATTAGCCAAGATCAAGGATGTAATGGCGTGGATTCGCGTCGATACCTTGGAGCGCTTCTGGTCAATCTCTGCACTCACCTACGACTACAGCCTGCACAATCGCCTGATTATCTCGCTCGGCGCGCTCACGGACGAGCAAATGACATGGGCGTATTCAGCCTGCGATGTGACGTGGGGGATTGGACTCGGGGAAGGATGGGGGATGCCATTAGCGGAATCTATAGCTTGCGGCTCCCCCTGCATTCACGGGAA